AATCCAAGAGTCATTGTGAATGATGCAGGACCATAATCCATATTAGTATCGAAAGCATCTTTCAATGAATTATATGGACCATCAGGAGATAAATTTATGTTCATATTTTTTAGTACCACTTTAGTAGGGAACTGCATAATTCTTTTCAATCCTTTTGGAGAACCACCACTTAGTTCTAAACTACCATCTTCACTTGGTGTTCCTGCTATACGAATGATGTCAAGTCTAAAGTAATCAGGTATTCCTAACCAACGACCTGCTGCTGCTCCACTAAATGCTTCTTCTGTAAGGGTAGTATCACTAGGTTGACCGTCTACTGTGACTCCAGTTTGGTCTGCTTTATCTGCATCTTGCATTTCTGGTAGCATTCCTTTACGAAGAACGTTTATTATCTTATATAACTCATCAGATTCTTGTTTGTTACGTGGTTGGCATTGAAAAGTAAAATTATGTGAGCGATAGTTTGTACCACGGAATGTTGTTTCTTGGTATGGGTTAAATACTTTCTTCTTAACTAAAGCACCAATACTATTAGCATCTAAGTTAGAACCACTTGCTCCTAGTGCAGTATTAATTGTACCTAAAGCAGCAGCAATTTTATCCATAACAAACTGAGGTTTTGCTGCTTTTGCAGTAGTTTGAATAGCACTTACTACATCTACGTCTCCCCCTGCTGCTGCTGTTCCTGCTGCATCTAATGCTTGAACACCTGCTGCACCAACAGTTGTTCTTTGATAGTTTGTAGAGTATTGTTCTTGTAATCTTGGTGGTAGATATAAGTAAATAGTATTTTTTAAACTACCTTCTGCTTCTGCACCACCACCAAGCACACTGTTACCACCATAGTTACCACTGTTACCAATGTAAGAATATGGATTACCATCTGTTGACGAGTGGTGTTTTATTACTAAATAGTCTACGAAACTGGTCTCGAAACTATCTCTCTTGTTTTGCAAAAGAGAACTCCCAGGAACTGATCTCGGATATACTAATGACATTTGATTATGACTAAAAGTTACTCAGGAAAATTCAAACCAAGTTACCCTGGAAAATATAAAGGCGATCCTACTAACATTATTTATAGAAGTTTATGGGAAAGAAAGTTTATGGTATGGTGCGACCGCAATATAAACGTGGAGGAGTGGGGCAGTGAAGAAATTATTATCCCGTATATTAGTCCTGTTGATGGGAGGGTTCATCGTTACTTCCCAGATTTTTATGTCAGAGCAAGGACTAAAACTGGGGGGAAGGCGAGACTTATTATTGAGGTCAAACCTCTTAAGCAGACACAGACACCTAAAAAACAACAGCGACGTACAAAGAAATATTTGAATGAGGTAAGAACATATGCTGTTAATGATGCAAAGTGGAAAGCAGCAAGAGAATATTGTAAGGATCGTCAAATGGTATTTATGATACTAACCGAGAAAGAGTTACAAGTATGAGCACCTTCACCGACATAAAAGCAAAACAAACTGGTGGTAGAACTAAACAGTGGTGGAGAAACAAGTTAAGAACTGCTCTCAATACCTATGTTGCACCACAGGTAGGTAGGATGGTGTTCTTTGACTATCCAAACCCAAAGTTTAAAGAGAAAATGTTTCATTGGGATGCGTTTCCATTGGTTTACATTATGAATGAAGATGCTGAACATTTCTGGGGTGCTAACCTACATTATGTGATGCCACAGGAACGTGTAGCGATGGGTGAAGCATTACTAGCAGGTAATTCTATATCAAGTGACGTTTTTGCTCTTACCGTGCATAAATACTTGAGGAATAGAGTGCGTGGTGCTTTATTAGACATACCAGAATCTGATTGGGCAGATATAGGTTTGATGCCCTTAGAACAATTTTATGTAACTATTAATGGAAGAGATAGACCTATGCCAACGCAATTAGCACTAAAAAGATGAGAAATTTTAAAGGTTTTCAAGATTTTCTAGCAAAAGGTAATTACGGACCGTCGAAGAGTAATCTATTCGAGGTTGTAATACAACCACCTCGTTTTGTGTTGGCGAATACTGCTAATACTTTAGGACCAAGTGGACAAGTAGAATTAAACGAGTGGAATGATGCTGTAGACTATCTTGCAGACGAAGTAAAGATTCCATCAAGAGCATTGATGACTGGAGGTGTGACTAACTTTGGTATTGAAAGAAAGTATGCTACGTTCCAACAACCACAAGAGATGAACATACAGTTCATAGTTCCAGTAAATCAATGGCCAAGGTATGTTTTTGATCGTTGGATTCAAATTATAAGTAGAGACTCTGAGAACAGATCAATGTTTTATGATGATTATGTAGCAGATATACACATAGATAAGTATGAAAGTGGATCTAATGATATACTGAGAGCAACAGATTCATTTACAGGAAGAATAATAGGACAGACAAGATTAAATAAAGTTACAGCAAGTTGGACTGCATTTAATTGTTTCCCTACTAACGTAAGTGTGATGTCATTTGACAATAAACAAACAAGACTGATGAAGTTAGATGTTCAGTTCAGAGTTGAAAGACTACGTATGGAAGCAAAGATAGGATCACAAGGAGATTGGAAATCAAATAATTACATAGATCAGCAAGTAATCCGTCGTTAGGGTGCTAAATAACTATATACTGAGTTGAATTTAAAACTATGCCAATGCCATTACCGACCCTCGTGGTCCCTGAGTATGAATGTACCTTACCGTTCGGTCAAAAGGTAACATACCGTCCATTCCTAGTTCGTGAAGAGAAATTGCTTTATATGGCAATGGAATCTCAGGATCAAAAGGAAATGATCAAGGCAGTCAAAGATATTATTAAAAATTGTACGAGTGTTAAAAAAATAGAAACACTTGCTACATTTGATATTGAATATTTGTTCTTACGTATTCGTGCTAAGTCAGTAGGTGAAGTCAGTGAATTTAAAGTCATTGCTCCTGATGATAACGAGACTCAAGTTGAAGTAGAAGTTAATCTTGAGGAAGTAGAAGTAGTTGTTCCAAAAGAACATACAAATAAAATAAAAATTACTGATGAAGTCACACTCGTGATGAAGTATCCTTCTATTGATACATTCGTAAAGAATAATCTAGCAGATGATCCTAAACTTGATGACATTTTTCAACTTGCAGCAGATTGTGTAGACCAAATTGCTAATGGTGATGAGGTAGAGAACGCAAAAGCATACAAGAAGGGAGAACTCATAAGTTTCTTTGAAACTATGAACAATATGCAGTTTCAAAAAGTACAAACCTTTTTTGAATCAATGCCTAAAGTATCTCATACTATTGAAGTTTTTAATCCAAAGACTGAGAAGAAAAGTGAGATGGTTCTGGAGGGGATGGCAAGTTTTTTCGCATAGCCCTCTCACACGATACATTGATGAATCTATATGAAGTGAACTTTGCATTGATGCAACATCACAAGTATAGTCTGACTGAATTAGAATCTATGATGCCTTGGGAGAGGGATGTCTATGTAAATATGCTCATACGACATCTTCGTGAGGAAGAAGCACGTCAGAAACAGGCAAACGCACAACATCAAACACTGTAAGTGGCAAAATCACCAACACTAAAGATTAAAAAATTTCTTGCTCCCACACCTAGTGGTCCTGCGGGAGATCCAGTTAAGACCTTGACTTTTAGTATCAATAGGTTGGGATATGCTGTGGCAGATATTGGTCAGGTGTTAGTTGATGACTTAGCAAGACAACAGGATTCATTACTTAAAGCAGAAGCAGATAGAGCAAAACAACTAGAAGAAGATAGAAAAAAGGAAGAGGCATACAATAAAAATATAGATGGGCAAGACGTAGAGAAAGGTGTTAAGTCAGAAACTAAAAAGGACTCTAAAAAATGGGGGTGGTTAGAATCACTTTTAAAACCCTTAAAATGGTTAGCAAAGTCAGCATTGGGATGGTTTATAGGATTAACTTTCTTAGAGCAACCTGGAAAAAGAAATGATTTAAGAATAGGTCTAGCAGTCATTGGTGGTTGGTTCAAAGCACTCTATAAAGTAACAAATATGAGTGTAGGTCTAATATTTGATGGACTTGCTGAAGATAGTCCTTTAATGGGAGCATTGAAAGTTATAGGTGGAATAGCAGGATTTTTTGTAGCAGGTAGAATATTAAGACCGTGGAAATTGATAGGTGATTTCAAAAAATTAAAGAAAATGGTAGATTTTCTTAGATTTGGTAAACAAGGATCAGGTAAGAGATTTGCAGAAGGTAGAAGAATAATAAAACAAAGAAGATTAAAACAAGCATTGCGTGCTAAAAGAATGCTTCGTCTAAAACGTCTTGCCAAAGTTAAGGGTGGTAGATTTTTACAGAAAGGAAGTAAATTCCTTAAAGGGTTTGGTAAAGGTGCAGGTAGATTCCTCAAAGGTGGAGGAATGTCGGCATTAGCAGGTATTTTCTCGTTTGCAAATAGATTGTCGTCAGGTAAGTCTTTACAAAATGCTATCGGTGGTGGTGCAGGTGCTGCTATTGGTGGTATTGCTATGGGTGCATTACTTACACCTGTGCTTGGTCCATTTGGTCCGATTGTTGGTCAGTTAATAGGTTCTTTCTTAGGAGATAAGATAGGTGCATTCTTGGGTGATGCTTTTACACCAATGTTCAAACCTATTAAGAGATCATTTGGTATGTACTTTAAGATCTTCAAGGCATTTTTTGAACCAGTGTCACAAGCATTTGCTGACCTATGGAGAGATGGATTGGTCCCATTTTTCGACAAGATGCAAGAGATATTTAAACCCCTAGTAGATGCAGGTGTTGAAAAAATTGTTAATATGATTAATTCTGATTGG